GCCCACCTGTGCCGTTCCTGCCGCTGCGATCGCCTCATACAGGGCAATGGCAGCGTTCTGTGTCTGGCGTGTGCTGTGGTTCCAATGCACCAGCAGGGACACGCCGTGGGTGCGGGTTCTGGTGGGATCCCGTCCGCCGACAGCGGTTTCATTCTTCCGGCGTGACAGCTGATACACACCGAAAGACTTTTCCTTTTTGCGGTCTAAGATGCCGCAGTAATAGTTGTCCGCTCTGACCGGCAGCGTTTGCAGCCATGCCAGCACGGATTCACTGGTCATCATGTCGTTTCGCCTCCTATTTGAGATTCTGCCGGAGCAGCTTCGCGAAAGCATCGGCGGCAAACTCTTTCTTGTCGCCGTCGATCCACGGCTGAAACCACTTGCCACCGGCGTTTTTGTTCTCCGATGTCCGGAAGTTGTATTCGGGGTGATAGTACAGGCGGCGTGCGTAGGGCGTGTCAGAAATGATTCCGACTACCCCAGTGCTGCTCTCCGAAGTTTCTACAAAAGTAGAACTGTTTTGCAGCGTACCGGTGTCCATCGGCATGACCTGTTCGTCTACCACATCGGTAATCACCGCCTGTGCGGTCTGTTCCAGAGCCGTTGCCACTGCCTGTTCCACCTGCCGTACTGCCCCGAAATTCCAGTTGACTTTGATCTTGCTCATAGCACATCAATCCTTGTGTAGTTCACCGTACCGTCCGGATTCCGGCACTTGCTGACGGCGTAGATGCTCCGCTGTTCGCCGAATATCGTCACCGTACCTCCTGTGAGATTCCCCGCTGCCGGCTGAATATCCCCGTCAATGTAGGCACTGCCGGATACCGTGACAGCGGTGTCCTTTCTGGTGTACTTCACCTGGGATTTGTCCTGCCAGTTGCACAGGAAGTCCCCGTCCAGAATGGTTTCCCGTTCGCCGAAAGCGTTGATCTCCTCGGCTGCTATGGTCACATGAACGGGCGTTTTCGCACAGCGTACCAGTTTAGGGTATCGCATCACGCCACCTCGTTTCGCTCCGGCAGCAAAGCCCTGTCTGACAGAGATTCCGGTACACCGCCCGTGGCAGGCAAATGCCGCTGACGGTTTCCACTGCAGTACTGCTGCCGCTGAGCGTCAGACTTGCCCCGTTGATAGAATAGCCGGACACGATGCTTTCCAGCACGTCGGCGTTCTCGTGGGCAAACTCCGCCAGCTGACAGCAGCACTCCTGTATGATCTCCTGCTGGTATGCGGACAGGTTTTCCAGTCCCACAGCGTGGATTCTGCCAAAGGTCAGCGTATCCACGTCACGGGCAGCCTGCCGCAGCCGTGGCAGAATGTCCGGTTCCGGTACTGTTCCGCCATAGGTGCCGCTGTAGTACTCGTAATTCGCATACATCACTTGCCGTCCTTTTCTGCCGTCTGTGCCGTCTGTGCCTTCCGGAGCTTGGCTTTCAGGCTGGCATTTTCCGCTGCCAGACGGCGATAGTCCGCTTCCGGTACCGTAGCAGATGCCGGCACTTCTACAGTGCCGTCGTCCAGCAGCACGGTATAGCCTCTGTCCAGATAGGCGGCTTTCTCCGCCTCAGTAATGGTATAGACCTTGTTGTCCTTGCTTGCTTTCATCGGGTATCACCTCACTCATGGGCGGTATAGTTGATGGCACAGCCGGCTTTCAGCAGTGCGTCCAGTGCAAAAGTGCCGTTGAACCGGCGGTTCTGGTAGATGTAGTTGTCTGCCGTTCTGGAATCGTGTCCCGGTGTGAATACATTGATGTAGCTGTACTTCACACGGGAAACCTGTGCCTCCGGATCAATGAGAATGTAGTTGATCTGTCCGGCGGTTTCATCTGCCGCACAGCCGTTGGTAAAGTTGAACTTGGTTTTCAGCCGTGCAGACGGCACAACAATGATCGTGCCGATGTCGTCAATGGAGTGAACACGGCGGTCGATCACGCCGGTGCCGTTGGGATACTGCCGCTGGAATGCCTGTTTCAGCAGCTTGTTGTATGCCGGCGTCACATACATCTCCATGCGATCCATAGGTACGCCGGCATCTTCCAGCAGCTGTACCTTGTTGTCGAAGTCCTCCAGCACGTTGTCTGCGGTCAGTGCAGTGGTTTCTACCGATGCACTCACACGCTGTGCCTCGGTGAAGATCTTGCTGAATGTGTAGCAGTCCAGCTCCGGAATCGCCTGCGTGATCTCAAACCGCTTCTGAATGTTGGCGATGGAAACGGTCATGTTGGTTTCGTCCACGTCCATGGGATCAACGGCAAATTCAATGTCACGGTCGTGATCCAGCACCTTGACTTCGTAGTCGTTGTCATAGGAGCCGGCGTTGAAACCGGCAGTGGTGCGGTTGTGGTCCTGATAGCCGCTGACGGTCAGTTTCGGGAGTTTCAGCTGCTTGCCGTTTACGATCTGAATATCACTGTTGGACTGGAACAGCCCGTTGGATTTCAGTTCTACAGCGTACATATCAATGATGTGCTGACTGAAAATGTCAGCGTATTTCAGTTCTGCCATAGTTAGTTCCTGCCTTTCTTTCGGTTCGTGCCGAAGATGTTGGAGAGCATTTCATTCTGTGCGGCGGTGGGGTCATTGCTGCCGCCGGAGCCGCCGATCTGCATAAAGCCGCTGTTCTGCTGGGTACTGCCTTTCAGTGCCGGCACATCAGTCAGCACCTTTTCCAGAGCCTTCTTGATGTTCTCTTCGGAGATTACGCCCTTGCTGTCGGCGGCACTGGTCATATCTGCCATACGGAGCAGGTACGGCAGCGACTTGCGGTCTACGCCCAGATCGGCGGCAATGTCGCTTGCCTTGCTGCGAATGTCATTTTCCAGTACCTGTGCTTTCAGCCGGGTGATCTCCTGCTGGGCGTTCTGGTAGCTGGTTTCCTTTTCCTTTGCCTGTGTGGCACGCTTGGTCTTGAAATCCTGCACAGCGGTCTGGAGTTCCTCACCGCTCATGCCCAGCTGCTTGAAGTAGCCCTCCAGAATTGCGGATTCCCGCTGCTGGGTGCCTTTGTGGATCATGTCCTCGATCTTGCCGTAGTCGATAGCCGGCGGCTGTGTACCACCCTGCGGCGTGTTCTGGCTGCCTGTTTCGTCTGCCATTTGAATCAGTCCTTTCGTGATTTGGGTATAAAAATAGCACCTGATCGCTCAGATGCTGATTTTACAAATAAGAACGCCGTACCCACAGGCTGAATTGTTCTTGTTTTCCGCCCTCCGCCAGTTTTTGCCCGTGGTCGGGGCGGTGATTACTCTACTATACGCCAGTCTTCCGCCAGCATGTCAGCTTGACTTGCAAGCCAGCCCATTTGGACACCACTTGTGCCAACAAATGCAAGTGCCTTGTTCCCGATAGCTTCATGTTCGCAGTTGACGGTTTCTCCACATGCATTTTTGTAAGAGATGTTCGCTGCAAGTTCAACGTATTGGCTTTTGCCGTTCCAGCCGCTTCTTGCAACTTTCTGTCCGGCTTTCAGTGCTTCCAGTGCTTCGCCAAAGGTCAATCTATTTTCTAAGTTTCCCATGTTCTTTCTCCTTTCGGGCATGAAAAAAGCACCTCGTTTGAGATGCTTTTTGTGGTATTCAGTTTTACTTCTCAAAACAACGCATATTTTGAGAGGTTTTTCAGTCAATGTGCAAATGGGCAATCTTTTAATGCTTCATCACGTTGGATTGCGATTTCTTTCAGTCTTTCTCGAATCGTTTCTTTTTCTTTTTCGTTTGTGGAAGAAAGCAATTTATTTCTCAATTCAACTTGTTCCCTTGTCGGCTGCAACATCATAAAACATCACTCCAATAGTGCTAAAATCGCGTCAGCAGCAGCATTTTTCTTTCTTACAGAAAAACACTCTGCTATAATTTCAGTAAACTTTCCAGATGATTCACCGTCTGACGCGTATCCGCTTACGAAACACAGAAGATAATCCGGATTATCTTGCTTTTTGATATAATCGAAAATTCGGCGGTCAATCTTTTTCCTACTTTCATTATAACCGATATTTTCAGAAATTGCAAGCCTTTCGATGCAATCCTCGTAAAATTTATGTCCGAGTTCGTGCAAAATCGGTGCATATTCCGTATTATTTGCAAACTGTCCCGGTATAAGGTTTACATATTCCAGAATCTTCTCAGAAGAATCATAGATGCTGTTCATGTACATAGTGTCGGTGGTTTTGTCATACCCGGCAATTGCGTTTGGATTCAAACGGTGCTTCTGAAAATCAACTACTGCAACCTTTGGAATCTGGAAGCCTTCCGGCAGCTCTGGCTGAATAGCCGACAGCGTTTTTTCTGTAAGTCGCACCGCTTTGTTCTTACGGTCTGCATCGGCATCTGCATACATCTGATACCGACTATTTGCAACCTTTTTGACGTTCATATGGATATTTCCGGAAGTCAGTGTTGCTTGGTCTGAATACTTCGGTGTAAATCGTGACATATAATCCGGAGTGATTTTCTCCGGCGAATACGTCTTTCCCGTACCGCCGTTGTCCTTTGTTGCAGGCGGTGTGACTTCCACAGCGTGCCCCGAAGAAACACTCTCCGTGTGTGCCTTTGCCTTAGCCGCTTTCGGTTTCGGTGCTGGCGGCACAGCGGCGGGCTTTCCTGCCGGCGGTGCAGGTGCATCGTACACTTTCAGCCGGCGGTAATCCATCCGCAGCACGTCTTTGTTTTCCTTAACCAGGCTGTTCAGCCGCTTTCGCCATGCCTGTTCCTGTGCAGCATACTTGGCGGCGTTCTCCGGATCGATTGCACCCAGTTTCAGCCGCTTGTACTTCCGCACATTCCGTTCGCAGTACCGCTGCTGCTGTTCCAGATCGTACCGCCGGTTTGCCTCGTCGATCTCCTCCTGTGTCATTTCCCTGGGCGGCTGGTTGATGCCCTCGAACCATGTATGCACGCCGTTCTTGCAGTTGGGGTGCAGTGCGCCGCCGGCAATGGCAGTGCTGAGCAGCGGATACTTCCCGTCTTTGGGTACCGGCACGGAGCCGTACACATCATCGTAGTACACCTTGCCCTGCCACGGAATGCACTTGGGACAGGCAGAACCATGTGCGGACAGTTTCACGGTACAGATGCCCCACGCATCACGCTTGGCAGCTTCTCCCTGGATGTTTGCCCGGAGGTTTGCCGTCCGCAGTGCCATTTCCGCATAGCTGGCGATATTCACATACCGCCCGTCCTTGTACCGGATATTCCGGATGCCCTGTGCCAGAAAGTCCTGTACTGCCGCATCGACCGCCTGCCCCAGCGTCTTGCCGCCCATGTTGAACTGTGCCGCCGACCGGAAAATGGTCTGCCGGTAGATGTCGTCCTGATACCGGAGAATGCTGCTGACCGCCTTGTGCATCTCGCCCTGTGTGGCTTTCACGAGAGCGTTCAGCTTGCGTTCGTTGACGGTGAA